AGTTAAGAATAATAATGTAGTTGTTAATATAAGAAATCAATATGATGAAGCATTAAAGTTCTATGTTATACCTATTGGAGGAGTTCCAAAATATATTTATGCTATACATGCTAAGAAAACTGTATTAGAGAAATAGAATAATATTTAAGATGGAGAGTAAGTGAAAAAGAAATTGAAGTAGCTTCTAACACTTCTATTGTTATTTGTTATAAACTAAATTAATAGTTAAATATGTGTTAAATTAACTAAAATGGAAGAACCTCAAATATTTTAGTTAATATATATTAAAAGAAACTATTAAATTATGAATAAAATTAACACATTTAATGAAGAAGAACGAGATAATATGTATGAACACTTCTTCTATTCAATGAGAAAGTGGTTAAATTATCATTCTATCTACAATTATTATAATGATCTCACATTATATTATTCCTTTGACCAAAATAAATTTCTTAAAAGACACATTAAAAACAAAAATTATACAAATAATTGGTTAGAAATTCCAATAGATAAAAATCTATTTTATTATTTCAAACAAAATATGAAAATTCTTGTAAAAGATGATCTTCATATTATGGAAGGAAGGAAAATAGCTCCAAGTAAAATATACGTAAAAGATTTAACATACGTTAGATATATGAAATTTGTAAAAAAGACTTTTACAACTTTCTTTAATAAAAATAAAAATTATAAACATGAAAACTTTGAAATTGAAAAGTCCAAAAAATTATGGTAACACAGGCTTAATGTTAAGCTCTATCTTTAAAATTGAGACAGTGAAAGAGTATGATCAAGAGACTATTGATGCATATGAGGACAAATATAAAACATTTGTATTAGAAAAATTAGCAGATTATGCTATAAATGAAGAACATGAAGAATCAATTCTTCAAAATTATAACCCTGAGAACCTTGTTAATTTCTTCAAGACTAATTAAAACATAAACAATGAATTACGAAAAAAAGTTTAATGAAATAAAAAGATCAGATTGGCAAACTCCTAGAACAAATCATGGATTGTTTTCTACATTTATTTCTATGATTTATGAAGCGAGAGGAATAAAACTTAAACATATGAGAGGACAACAATTAGCATTAGAGTATCATACAAAAAATAAGAAATTTGAAAAATTATCAAAATTATCAGGTGGTGATATCTGGGAAATGGCTCTTGATTGTGTAGCAAAACATGATGGTAAAAACATATGAAAGATTATTTATATTTCATAAAAGAAAGAGAATCTATACGCTTAAAAAAAGAGAGTGGTTTGCTAAGACCTTGGACAGAAGATAAGATATTACATAAGTACAAATTTTGTAATATTGATAGAAAGAATGATAAAGGCACACAAACTTTATTATCTGCTATTGATGGTAAAGATTTATTACATCAACTTTATATAATATTTACTTATAGAATAGCATCTTCTGGACTTGATATCTTACAAAGAATAGAAAATTTAAGTATTGAAGAAATAATAACTTATATTTATAAAAATGTTAATGGTTATCAAAAAGGATTTGTTGTCTATCAATTTACTTCATATGAAAAAGATATGTCTGTTAAGAGATATCTAATTGAATATGTTTATCCAAAGTTAAAAGAAATAGAAGATAAAATTAAGTCTTATAAGTATATAACTATTAAAGAAGCTACAAAAGATATTCTTGATATTATTAATTTTAAACGTAGACTTTTGTTTTTAATACATCAAGTTACTTTAGATTTAAGTTATTTAGATAATAATATAGATATAGATTCAGAATGTGAAATAGGAATTGGAGCCATAAGAGGACTTAGACTTATAGGTGAAGATTTAGAAACAGTTAAAGCTAAGACTAATTTAAACTATGCTCAAATTGAGCATAGTTTATGTGAATATTATAAATATGCTGAGAGAAAAAAAGGCAACAAAAAAAGAAATGTTTATAATTTAAAAACAAAAAAATTATTCTAACATTCCAATGTTCGTGGAGCAAGGTCCACATCTCCTTTCATTGTCAAAAATCTTAGCCTTAGCAAGCTAAGATTTTTGTTTTTCTCTTAGTTTATCAAATTCTTTTTTTGAAGAAAGTCCCGATTTTTTAAAAATATAATATTCTTTTAAACATTCACTATGTGTATTATATCCTGCTGAATAGACATCTTGGTGTGCTGTTTCTCTTATTAGAAATTGAAATTTACTATATTTATTCCAGAGTATCATACTAATTTTTAGATATGTTTAGATATATATCTAAATAATACTAAGTATGGATGTAAAAAAAGTAATAATTGATTATTTAAAGAGCAATGAGAGATATATTGATAGCGATAACATACTTATAGAAGAACTATTATTTAATCTTGAATTGTTAATAACAATAAAAGAAGATATCAATTCAAATGGATTCCAATTAGATGTAACCAGAGATGCTGATAAAGCTCCATTTTTTCAATTATCAAGGTCAATGTCTGCCTATCAAATGACATTAAGAAATATCTTAACAATCTTCACTAAACTTACTCTTTCACCTCAAGATAGAGCTAAGCTAAAAATACTTCTTAAAGAAAAAGATGACCTTTTCTCAGATATTTTTAATTCAAAATAAATTTTATTAATGTTAGATCCAAATGAATATTGTGATTTGTGTTGGGATAAAACTCGTGAGTACATGGATAATGTTTTGTCTGGTGATATTATTACAAACAAATGGATTAAATTATCTATTGAAAGAACTAAAAAAGATATAAATAGAGATGATCTTGAATTTCGGGTAAAAAAAGTAGATAGAGTTTTTAAGTTTTTTTCATTTATTAACATAAATAAGAACAATGAATACTCACAATTTGAATTAGAACCTTACCAAACATTTATTATTATGAACATATTTGGGTTCTATTGGAAAGAAAGTGAAAGAAGAAGATATAAAGAGTGTACGTTGTTTATGGCTAGGAAAAATGGGAAGACTACATTTGCTTCAGCATTACAATTATATGGACTTATTGCTGATGGTGTAGTTGATGCAGAGTCATTATTAGTAGCTAATACAAGACCTCAATCAAATATAGCATTTGAAAGAGCAGAGAGAATTGTTAAACATTCACCAGCTTTAAGAAAAAGATTACGTATAGTTAGAAATAGAATCATTCCAACAGATGAAACAGAAGTTGCATATTGTGAAACAACATCTCCAAAAGCAGATAATATTGATGGGTTTCATCCATCAACTGCAATCTTAGATGAACTTCATACATATGATGATAATTCATTATATTCAGTTATAGTAAGTGGAACTAAAGCAAGAGAAAATTCATTAATCTATCTTATATCATCTGCAGGCTTTTCTACTACAGGGTTTTTTAGTGATCATGTACAATATTGTAAAAATATATTAGAAGAAAGAGTTGAAGATGACAAAACATTTGCATTATTATACACATTAGATGATAATGATGACCCATCTAATACAGATAATTGGTATAAGGCAAATCCAACATTAGACATTCTTATAGATAAGAATGAATTAATTGTTGATTTTAATAAAGCTAGACATAAAAAATCCGAATTAAATGCATTTGTGACTAAGCATTTAAATATATTTGTACCTAATATTCAAAATGGATGGATAGAGCCAGAATCCTTAAAGCCTTGTTTTAAAGATATTAATAAAGAAGAACTATTAGGAAAACCATGCTGGATTGGATTAGACTTAAGTGGAACAAAAGATTTAACTTCACTAGTATGTGTTTTTGATATTGATGGAAGAGTAAAAGTTATTCCTTATTTTTTACTTGCTAATAATCCACAAAATTTCATAAGAAAAAATGGATATAATATATTAAAGTGGGTTGAAAAAGGATATATAAGAAAATGTTCAACTATCACAATAGATTATGAGTTGTTAAAAAACATCATAAGTGATATAAATGATAAATATGATATACAAGCTCTTTATTATGACCCTCACTATATGCCATTTCTTCTTCCTAAGATAAAGGAAATAGATGATTACATATATACAAAAGGATTTGCACAAACCTGTATGCGTTTTAACATTCCTTTGAAACAAATAGAAAAATTAGTTTACGATAAACTTATTGATATTGATAATAACCCTGCACTTGAGTGGCAATTTTATAATGTTGCTCTCTGGATAGATGGTAATGGCAATATTAAAGTCATGAAAAATAAAAGTTTGGATGCGGTTGATGGTGTTGTAGCACTAGCTATGGCTATATCAGCATATATGGAAAATTCTGATAAATTCGTTACCTACGATTTTACGAAAAAATTCCAAACATAAAAGATATATATAAAAATAAAGTTAAATATGACAATATTTAAAAATCTCCGACAAAGAGCATTATTTCAAAATATTAGTAAGATCTTTTCTGAAAATATAGTAGTAGCAACTCAAGATAATTATAGAACAATACGTTCAGGAATAATTTCTGGAAAAACATTCAATATAGATAATGCACATAACATATCTACTGTCTTCACATGTATAAAAATATTATCTGAAACTTTAAGTAGACTTCCACTAAATGTTTATCAAACTACTGATTCACATGGAAGATTAATAGATAAAAGTGATTATAGATATAATCTTCTTCATTATAACCCTAATAACTATACTACATCTCAATCTTTCTTTTCAACATTAGAATATTATAGAAATTTAAAAGGAAATTCATTTGCAAGGATTCATAGAAATCCTTCTACAGGAAAAGCAATAAACTTAGAAATATTACTTCCAGGACGTATAATTGGATATAAATTACTTAATGGTATATTGTACTACTTATTAAGAACTAAAACAGATGTTGAAAAATATATTGATGAAGCTATAAATAGTGAAGATATTTTACATTTTAAAATGTTATCACAAGATGGAATATGGGGTTTAAATCCTATTGAAGCTCTAAGACTCAATCTTTCTACTACTTATAAGGGTATGACAACTATTGATTCATTTTATGATAACAATGCACTTTCACCTCATGCATTAGAAACAAACATTCCTGATGGTGCAAACAGAACAAATCTTGTTAAATCACAAGATCAATTTATGAATTCTTATTCTGGTCCAACAAAGGCAGGTATAATGACCATTTTACCTGAATTTACAAAATTAGTAAGTTTAAATATGAATATGGTTGATGCAGAGTTTATTTCAACAATAAAGTTCAATGCTAATCAAATAAGTGCACTTTTTGGTGTGCCTCCACATTTAGTAGGAAACTATGAAGCATCTAAATTTAATAACGTTGAACAACTCCAATTAAATTATAAAGTAAATACATTCGCATCAATTATAAGAATTTATCGACAAGAATTAGAGTACAAGCTCTTAAATTTAGAAGAAAGACGTGCAGGTAAGTCTATTGAGTTTAATACAATGGGATTAGTTGAAGTAGATAGTAAAACAAGATTTGAAGGTTATAAATCTTTATTTAACTTAGGAGCTTTAAATTCAAACCAGATAATAAAATTAGAAGGTTTTAATACTTATCCTAAAGGTGATGAATATTATGTCACAACAGGTTTAACTCCTGTAAATAAAAAAGATGATGAAATATCTCAATAAAGAAAAAAAAAACATTAATCGATGATATATAAAATAATTAAACAATATGAATAAAATAGAAAAGAGGTCTTTAACACCTCAAGAAGGTTTAGAAATTAGAGCATTTGAAGAAGATGGAAAACGCTTTATTGAGGGATATGCCAGTGTTTTTAATGTTGAATCAAAATTAATTTATGAAAGAGGTAAAATATTTCATGAAATAATCGAACGAGGAGCATTTGATAAAGTATTAGCTGACCCTGATTTAAATACTATCTATAACTTTAATCATGACAGGAATTTAATTAGTGCAAGAACAATTAATGGAACATTAGAATTATCTACAGATGATAAAGGTCTTAGATTTAAAGCTGAAGTTCCTGATGTAACTTATGCCAATGACTTATATACATTAATAAAAAGAGGTGATTTATTTGAAAACTCATTTGCCTTTTTGGTAGATGACGAAGGCCAAGCATTAACAAGAAATGATGAAGGAGTATTGCTCCGAAGAATTACTGAAGTTAAGAGACTGGTTGACGTTTCTACAGTCGTATTTGCGGCTTATGAACAAACAGAGGTTTATGCAAGAGGCATAGATGAATTTGTTGATAAAGAAAAACTTGAGGAAGATAATTTAAAAACTCAAAAAAGAGACGAAGTTGAAAAGCTTCGTATGAAAACTAAAATTAAGAAAATTAAATAATGAAAAAATTAAACGAATTAAAATCAGAAAGAGCCGATTTTATATCTCAAATGGAAGAAATTACAAAGGTAGAAGAGCTTACTGATGAAAAAAGATCAGAGTGGACAACTTTAAGTGATGATGTTGAAAAGCTTGACAAAGCTATTGAAATGGCTGAAAGACAAGAGAAATTAAACAAAACTATTGTTGAAACTTCACCTGAAACTACAGTTGTAACAGAATTAGAAAGAAGCTTAGCAGAGAGATTTGTTACATCTTTTAGAGCATATATCGATGGTGATGGAATTGCTGATGAATTTAAAGGTGAAACAGGATTTAAAGTTCCTGTAGAATTCTTTAGAGCTGATCCTGTACTTTCAAGTACAGACACAGGCTTAGTGAATAAATATCCCGCAGATGGTATATCAATCTTAGTTCCTCCAGCTTTACAGATGCTTAGAGACTTAGGTGTACAATTCTATGAAGGTTTAAATGGTAACCTCCCTCTTGCAAGCATGACAGGTATGATTGCAGGTTTTGTAAATGAAAATACAGATGTTTCAACTGGTGATGCTACTCCTTCAACTGTTACACTTGCTCCAAGGAATGTTGGTGTTACTCAAGGTTTCTCAAAACAATTGTTAACACAATCTAATCCAAGTGTAATCAATGGAATTATACAAAACTTAGTTGATGCAATTGGTACTGCTGTTGCAACAGACTTCTTTGTGAATGCTATTACAGATTCACCTGGTTCAACTGGAACTGCAAGTCTTGTATCAAACGGTTTAAATGCTGCTGATGTTATTGGTCAAGAATCTTCAATAAACTTTGTACTAAATAGACCAGGTTATGTTGCAGCTTCAAATGTTAAAACATATATGAAGCAATATAACCAAGGTAGTGCAGGTATTAAGTTCTTATGGAATGATCAAGATCAAGTAAATGGATACGATGCTAAAGCGTCATCTGTTGTTCAAGGTGATCACCTATATTTTGCTGATTGGTCTCAAGGAGCTGTTGCTTCATGGGGTTCTGGAATTGAATTAGTGTACGATCCCTACACGCACAAAGAAAAGGGGAGCATAGAAATAGCGGCAATCGGGCTTTATGACACGGCTTGGGTAACTCCAAGAGCAATTACTCTTTATACTGACTGTTCTGTAGCTGCTTAAGAGATAGAATCTAAATACTAAACTGGGAGGAACTAAAACTTCCTCCCATTTTTTTTAAAATAAATTATTCTTATGTTGTATATAGAAAAAACTAAAACATCATTTCCTATATCATTGAATGATGCAAAAATTCATCTTAGAGTTTCTGCTTCATATCATGATGATGATGATTATATTAATGCTTTAATAGAGTCTGCAACTTTACAATGTGAAAACTATATTTCTAAAGATATAGCATTAACTTCATGTGTTGCAAAATATTATGATTGGGGTGGTGATAAATTTACTGTTGAAGAAGGTAATTTTGTTTCAACAGATTATGTTATTTCTGATACATCAACTCTTTTAGGTGTAAAAGTTTCTAAGAATTATGTTAATTATTTTACAATAGAGTTAAACTCTAGCTTTTCATCTACATCTGAAACAGAACCAGTTGAAGTACAATTTACAACAGGTTATTCTTCTTGCCCAGCTGACATCAAACAAGCAATCCTTATGAAAATAGGAGATTTATATGATGTTGACAGACAAAATTATGTTGAAGGAATAAGATTTACAAATGCTGGAAATAGAATACTAAATTCTTATAAATTAATAATTTTTTAAAATAATATAGAAGATATGATGACAAGTGATTTTAATAGACTTATAACAATAAAAAATAGAAATACAACTAAAAGTGAAACATTAGGTTATCTTAAAGATGACTGGGAAGTTTTTAAAGAAGTTTATGCAAAAGTTGATTATCAAGGTGGAGATATGCAATATGATGAAATTAGTGCATCATCTTATTCAAACATTACATTTACAATTAGATGGATAAGCGGACTTAATTATGAAAGTATAATAGTTTATGATGGACAAGATTGTATAATTAACCATATAAGAACTTTAGGAAGAGCTAAAGCTTTAGAGATATCAACAACTGTATATGAAAATAACACTCCTTTAGAAGCGGATGATTAAATTAGAAATAGAGGGAATTAAAGCTATACAAGATGCTTTAAATAGTCTTGGTCCTAAATTATCTAATCAAATTTTAAGAAGTTTTAATAGAAAAGCAGGAACAAGATTTATAGTAAAAAATCTAAGAGGTTCACTTCCTTATTCTAAAAGAAGTAAAAGAGGTATTAAAATAACAACTTCTAGAAGAGACCCTAATAGAACACATATATATGCAGGTGTTACTACTCAATCTTTTTGGTTAAGATGGGCAGAATTAGGAACAGTAGATAGAAATACAAGAACAGGAGCTAATAGAGGAAGTATAAGAGGAAGACATAGAGTAGGTCCAATTATAAATTCTCAAATAAGACCAATTATAAAATATACAGAAAAAGAACTAGGAAAAGAAATAAGTAATATACTAGCAAAAAAATTAAAAAGATTATGAGTTTTGGAAGTGAATTAAATACTATAATGAATGCAGATGCAAGTATGAATACTGTTGAAGAAATTTTATACCAGCATTTAGATATTAATGAGGATTTTTCCAAGAATTGGATAGTATATGATTTTGATAAAATAGATCAAACAGATTTATTAGGATCTAAAAATGCATTACTTACTTATACACTAAGTGTTAAACTTTTATCTACAAACTTAGATACTATTAATACATTATCAACAGTTATTATAGATTATCTAAATGGAGCTACAAGTTCAGGTATATTAGATATCACATTTAAAAATGATACATTACAAGAAGACTTAGAAAGAAAAACCTTTGAAAATGTTTTAGAATTTGAAAGCATTTTTGGTAATTAAATTAAATTAAAAATAATTAGAAACAATGGCAAACCCACTATTCGGAAAACACATGCAATTCATATATGATGGAAGCACTGTAGCATGTTGCACAGACTTTGATTTTGAGGTAACAAAAAATACTCAGGAGATCCCTAAATGCTTAGGACAAACTGGTTACATGGAAAATGAACCAGACTTTAAAAGCTGGTCAGCAAGTTTTAATGGACTTGTGACTAGAACAGATTGTGAAGCAAATGATTTAGATTATGATGATATGATGTATGATGTAATGAATACAGATACTTCTGTAAACTTTTACATACAACCAAATCCTGCAGATGTGAGTTCTTTAACTCATTATGAAGGATATGGAATTATAACTTCACTATCACAATCTAGTGCTGCTGGAGCAAGTCCTGTAACATTCTCAGGAAATATACAGGGAACAGGTCCACTGGACATTTCTACAAATAGTTATTAATAATAACTAAATATATAAACTAAATTAACAAATTAAACAATGGCAAATCCACTTTTTGGAAAGAATATGAGTTTCTTTTATGATTCAAGTGTTGTTTCATGTACAACTGACTTCGACCTTGAAATATCAAAAAATACTCAAGAAATACCTAAATGTTTAGGTGAAACAGGTTACATGGATCATGAAGCCGACTTTAAAAGTTGGTCAGCATCATTTAATGGAATGGTTAGAAGAACTGATGTAGATGCGTCTACATTAGATTATGATAACTTGATGTTTGATGTAATGAATAAAGATACGTCTGTAAACGTTTCAATTCGTCCTAGTATAGCTAGTAACAAATATTACGATGGTTATGGAATTATAACTTCACTATCACAATCTAGTGCTGCTGGAGCAAGTCCTGTAACATTCTCAGGAAATATACAAGGAACGGGTCCTCTTACATTAGCAACAGTATAAAATAAATATAGACTAATGGCGGTACCACTTTTTGGTAAACATATGCTTGTCTACTTTGATAATAAAGCTATGGCTTGTTGCACAGACTTTGATCTAAATTTTAAAAAAGATACGTTTGAAATTGCATCATATCCTAATTCAGCTGGTTATAAAGATTACAAGGGTGGTTTAAAGTCATGGCATGTAAAATTTAATGGCCTTGTTACAAAAACTGTTGATGCAGGTGCAGATGTTGATTATGATGATTTAATGTATAACATTATGGAGTCAGATACATCAGTGGGTATTAGAGTACAACCCAACACTGCTGACGTAAGTTCAAACAAATATTATACAGGCTTTGGAATTTTAGATTCATTATCTCATAGTGTTAAAGTGAGTTCACCAAATACTTTTGCAGGAACTATTAAAGGAATAGGACCATTAGATTTATCTACAAATAATTATTAAAAAATGTTAAAATACATCAATTTTAGAAAAAGAAAACTACCTTTTATTATTACTATGTCTACTTTGATTAACTATTCAGAGAAGAATAAAGAAGATTTTCTTCAAATGTTATTAAATTCAAATGATTTATTAAAACTAGGAAAAAGTTTACTTTTAATTCTTGAGTTAGGTTTAGAGTCAGGATATGCATATGAAAAGAGAAATCCTGTTAAGACTTTATTAAATCTTATTTTTACAAAGACTAAATATGGAGTTAAAAAAGATGATTTACAATATATCTTAGATCATAATTGGTCTCAACTTGTAAAGATGATACCTGAGTTTTTTACAAAATTACAAGATCAAGCTTTTTCAACATCAGGAGATATGGTTGAAGATGCAATTAAAGAAATACCAGAAGAACCTAAAAAAAAATAAAAATTGACTATCTTAATTTAAGAATGATAGCAAGACTTAGGTTTAATATTAAGAAAAAGGAATTTTTAAAATTAACATACAGAGAATATAATTTATTATATGAACTATGGGGAAAAGATAAAGAAGAAAAAACAAAAAGAATATATGAAAGTATGCGAATACAAACATTTTTTACTTATTTGTTAAATGTAAAAAAAGATAATAATGTAACATATCAAGACTTTTGTAAAAAATATCTACCATTTACATGGGATGAAATATCAAAAGATGAAAAAGAAACAAAAGACAAATTAGAAAATCTAACTTCTGAAGATTGGGCTAGTTTAGAAAAAAGAGGTTAACTAAGTTAACCTCTTTTTTAAAATAAATTAAAATAAAGAAATTATGGCTGGAAAAACAATAGCTGAATTATCAATAAAGCTTTCAACACAAACTGCTGAACTGAAAAAAGGCCTTTCTAAAGCTAATAAGAATTTAAGTAAATTCCAAAAACAATCTGAAAAGTTTTCTAAAAAAATATCAGGTGCTTTTAAAGGAATGGGTGTTGCTATAGCAGGAGCATTTGCTTTAAGTGCAATAAAGAACTTTGCTAAAGAATCTGCAAATTTAGCAGCTCAAACTCAAGGAGTAAGTAAAGCTTTTGAAAAGTTTAAAGATTATCCTGAAGTTTTAAGAAGTCTAAAAATAGCAACTAGAGGAACTGTATCTGAATTAGAGTTAATGCAACAAGCTATTAAAGCTGAAAACTTTAGTATTCCTATGGATGTTTTAGCTAGAGGTCTTGAATTTGCTACAAAGAGAGCTGCTCAAACTGGAGAAAGTGTTGATTATTTAGTTGATTCATTTGTAACAGGTCTTGGTAGAAAATCTGTTCTTATCCTTGATAATTTAGGTATTTCAGCTCTTGCATTAAATGCAGAGGTTGCTAAAACAGGTGACTTTATGAAGGCTGTTGGTAATATTACTGAACGTGAGTTAACGAAAATGGGAGATGTTTTATTAACTGATGCTCAAAGAATGCAACAACTTAAAGCAGAAGCTGAAAATGCTAAAGTTGCTTTTGGTGAATTAGTATTAAAGGGTTTAGCTCCTTTTAGAGAAGCAATATTAAAAATAACTCAATTTACTCTTATACAAGATTTAGAAAAACAAAAAAGTGATGTAAATGATTTAGCTACTACTTTATTATTAGCAAATGTACCATTAGAGGATAGAAATAGAGCATATGATCAATTAAAGAAGTTATATCCAGATATATTAGCAGGACAAGATAAAGAAAATGTTAATTTAGAGACTTTAAGAGAGAGTCTAAATTTTTATAATGAAGTACTCATTGCAAATATTGCATTAGAAAGTCTATCTGCTGAGGAAAATAGAATTTTATCTGATAGAGGCAGAGCAAGTGCTAAATTAATAAAATCTCAATCTGAATCATTACAAACTTTAAATGTAATAAGAGCTAAATATAATAAGCAAATAGAAGATACTCCTGATGAATTTAATCAAGAAGTTGTAGATGGTTTTGATGAATTAGAAAAAATGATAAAAGATGCTAATTTTCAACCAATAGATGAAAATGAATGGAATAGAATAATAAGAAATATTAGAAAAGATGTTGATAGCTTTTCTGACGGATTTTCTTGGATAAAAATAGGCTCAGCAGTAGACTTATTAGCTGAAGGATCAAGTATTTATGGTAATTTAGTTATTAGTGCAAATATATTCAAAAACATAACTGAAGCAACAGCAGAAGATTATGAATTAATTAAAGCTGGAATAGCACGAACGAGAGAGGAATTAGCTTTATTAGCAACTATAAAGGAGATTAAGATACCTATTGTTGAACCAGATATACGTTTAGAAGATTGGATGACTGCAGTTCCAGAAAAAGAATCTATTGATAATAGTGGAGCTATTGAAATGGCAGAAAAAGAATATAAAGAAGCTCAGGCAGGACATCAAAAAATTGCAGAAGATGCAGCAGAGAAACTTAAATCAGCATTAGAAGTAATAAAAGAACAAGAAAGTAAATCTCTTTGGGAAATAGAAAAAGAAAATTATGCAAAACGTAAGCAAGAAATAGAAGCTAAAAACCGTGAACATATATCGCTGATGGAATTAGATGTTGCAGATAGACTTTCACTTAATGAGGAAATGTATGAAAAAGGAGAAATATCATTAGATGATTATTTAGATAAACGTGCTAGAACTTCAGATGAAGGAAGAGACAGAGAAGCTAATCTTCAAATGATTCATAATGCGGATATGATAAATGCTGAACTTAATTTTATAAAAGCAATGGAAGATTTAGCTCCACAAATGAATGCTGCATATGATCTTGAACATACATTTGAAGGTAGAAAAACAGCATTAAAAGATTTATTAGATTCTTTTGTAATCTCTCAACATGAATATAGTGATAAATTAGCAGGAATAAATGAAGAACAAAATGCAGCACAAATTGCAGCAGACACAGATAAAATAACTAATCAAAGAGAAATACTAGGAGTATTGTTTCAAAACGCATCAAAGTTTTCAAATGATATGGTTGCTTTAATTGATAGACAAAAAGCTGATGAATTATCTAAAGTAGGTGATAATGCAAAGAAAAGATATGAGATTGAAAAGAAATATTTTTATAGACAAAAGAGTATGGCTATGGCTCAAGCTGCTATGAATGCTGCTTTAGCAATAACTAATATTATTGCTAATGTGCCTTTATCTGTTTTAAATCCTGCAGCTTGGGTTGGTATAGCATTAGCTGGTGCAATAGGAGCAACTCAAATGGGTATAATAGGTTCACAAACATTTGAAGGAATGGCTCAAGGTGGTATAGCATACGGTGAAACATTAGCAAATGTTGGTGAATATCCTGGTGCAAGATCAAACCCTGAAGTTATTGCTCCATTAAGTGATTTAGAAGGTTTATTATCTACTAACATAGGTGGAACAGTTCTTGTTAAGTTTGAAGATGGTGCAATACAAGGAAAACTAGAGTATGATGAAAGAGTATCATCATCATTTTAAAATAAATAAATAAATGGCTTGGGTAAATAAATATCATGCAGAAAACACATCATTCAGTGGAAATGATGTCTCAGTCTATATTCAAGAAGATGGATTTGCAGGTACTTCTACACATCTTGATATAGCTGGAGATGGTGTGAAAATATCTTGTAAGTTTAAAGGATGGAACGAACCTGTTTTACAACAAAACTGCACAATTAGAATTTTAAATAACCTTACTGATTATTTTACTCTTGATGAACTTCTTACTAATGAAGAAAAAGAATTTAGAGTATTAGTTACAGATACTACAGGTGCTAATGTTTTATTTAAAGGTTTCTTAAATGTGAACACTGTTTCAGAACCTTATTTAACAAATAAGTTTATTAATTTAACTGCATCAAACTATGTTTCTAAGTTAACAAATACTCATGCTACAATTGTAGATACTATCGGTAAAGAAAGTATAATAGATGTTTTAAATGAAACTCTTAAATTAACAGGATTAGAACATGACATTTATGTAAATTGTAGTTTATTTCCTTCTGATGTTTCTGCTCTTAACACTACAGCAAATACTGCATTTAACTTTTGTGGCATTGATACAGAAAACTTTTGGAAAAACAATCAAGAGAAAAAAAGTGGATTTGAAACAATCAATATGTTATTAAAACCATTTGATTCATATTTATACAAATACAATGATGATTGGTATATTGAAAGATATGAAGATATTTGGCAATGTCCCAGAAAGTATGTTAAATATGCACATGGTTCTACTTATAGTTATCTTTTTCCTGGCACTGATGAAGAAAGTTCAACTGATGTTTCAACCAATTTCCATGATTTAACTATAATGAATCAATCTCAAACAAGAACATTTCAACCTGGTCTTAATAAGATTAAAGTTAAATTAAATAGAAATTCATATGCTAACTTAGCAACTGAATTTCCTGCTACAACAACTGATGTTTTAAATAGTTTAACTCCTGCTGCACCTAATGTTGTGGTGCCTGATTTAAACACTTGGGAATTTGGTATAAAGAATGATTCGGGTATTGAATGGTCAAAGGTAGATAATTATTATGAAATTGCAGATGGTGTTAAAAGTATGAGACGACAAGATAACTACACTGCTTTTACAATTCAAGGATCTTATACAAAATTAAAAATAACTATTGATCCAGATTTAGGAACATCAATGAATTTAAAATATAAATTCATACCGCTTATACCTGCTGTATTAAGTCGGGATTATAGAGCAAGATGGTTCTTAAAATTAAAACCCTATCAAGATGACTTTACAAATGAATATTATATTATGTGGGATGAAACTAACAGTCGTTGGTATGCAGGATATGATACATTAAATGATGCAATAGAAGCATCAAATGGAATAAAGCATGTAGAAGTTAATTCAGGTCAATTAAACTCTACTACTTATTTAGGAGAAGTTGATGAAACTATTGATTTGGCTGATGCTTCAATTGGTTTAACTGGTGATTATGAATTTATACTTGGTATTTTATGGGAACAAAAAAGAACTGCAGGATCAGAAGATGCATGGGAACATCTTAAGATGTCTGTAATGGGTGATGTTAAAATTGCTATTTCAGCAGAAAAACAAGATAATGTAAATGAAGTAAGTCTTACTAATAATTTTATGGATGAAAAAACTATCAGTCTTGATTTTTATGATTCAGATACTTTAAATGATAGGTCTGTAATATTAACTGATCCAAGTTATAATGTAAGAACTCAATCATGGGTTGATGATTCATCTGCTACTGCATATCATAAATTAGCACATAAGATATTAAGAAACAAATCTCAATTATATAGAAAAACAAGAAAGAAAATAAGTGCTACAATAAACTCAACTGACATTCTTAAACCTCTATCAATGTGGTGGGATGAATATGATCCATCTACTCAATATCTATTAACTTCTTTTACTCATTCACCTATATCAGATAAATATGCTTGTGAATGGGATGAATATGATAATAGAACAAATGTTTATATTTCAGATGAAACTGCTGAACAAGCTCCTATTGATGCATCTTCAGTCATTCCTAATTTTACAGAATATTTTAGTCCTGATGGAAATCAAAATTCTGGTGGTTATATGGCTGGCCTTTCAGGTTCTTCAACAGGAATTTTATATGATGTAATAGCTGCAACTGGTGAATATGATGTTTCACTTTATTATAAATCAGAAAATGTGATAACTGGAACACCTACAGTTAATTGTGTTTCTAAAATAGATTATTATATAGATGGACATGAAATAAACTTAAATACAACAGAAGGTACTTCTTCAGATAATGATGAAGGATGGATTAACATTGTTCTTCAAGAGGCAAGCACTTTATCATTTATAGCTGAAAGCAATTGGCCAAATGAAGATTTTACTTTTATTGGATATAACAAACTTAAAATAGGGATTGGTGGAACAGGTGATTATGCTCCAATTTCACCATATTGGAATAACTTTTATCAAGCATATACAAAATCAGGAGATGTAGGTGCAGGTGCTTGGGGTATGTGGTTACAATATCAAGATCCTGCTATTAAACCCTAAAAATAAATTAAAGATTAATGGCATTAGATGTAAGTATAGTAATAGATAGTTATTACGTAGATGAAGATTATTACAACTCACCAGCAGGTGGTTCTTATGTTATGGGTACTTCTACACCTGGTACACCACCACAAGACTTAAGCCCATATACAAAATTCACATATGTAGACCCATCATTATTAACAAGGGATGCTTATCAATTAATTCAGGACACATCAATAACACTTAAAGCAGATATTACGTATGTAGATGCATCTCTGATAGTCAGAGATACATCAATAAATGATAATAAAAGGTTAATTAATCAGTTAGATGCCAGTGTAATCAGGATTGACGCTTATCAACTTATTCAGGACACATCAATACATACACAAAAACTTTATGATACAATTCAAGATAGTTCTATTTTCAAGATTAAATCAACTGATGCTTCAATAATTAGATTAGATGCTTATCAAATTATACAAGATACTTCATTTTATTATGCTTATAATCTTCTTCCAATTCATGATGTTTCTATCGGTGTTTTAACTGCTTATAATCTTATTCAGGACACATCAATACATACACAAAAACTTTATGATACAATTCAAGATAGTTCTATTTTCAAGATAAAATCAACAGATGCTTCAGTAGTTGCATTAAGAGCTTATAATCTCATTCAAGACACATCAATTACACTAAAAACTGATTTAACATATGTAGATGCTTCACTTAATGCAAAAGCACCTACTGCTCATGCATCTTCAGAAACTACATATGGATTGGCAACTGATGCACTTTATGGGCATATTAAAATACAAGGTGATATAGGTTTAAATCTTAATTCAGGAAGTTTATCTATAACTTATGGAGATGGATCTAACGAAGTTTGTGAAGGAAATGATATTAGATTATCTGATTCAAGAGAGCCTGAAAGTCATGCTTTGGGCGGGGAGGATGGAATTCATATAACTTCAACATTAAATAATCTTAATGATATAATAGGAGGTTCAGATTTAGATACAGTAGATGATGAAAGAAATCCGAAACAACATGATTTATTGTCTAAACATACAGGAACTGGATTGACTGCAGGAGATTTTTTAAGAGCAACAGGAGAAACTACTTTTGATTTTGAAACTGTACATTTTGGTACGCTTGCTTATAATCTTATTCAGGACACTTCAATTCATACACAAAAACTTTATGATACAATTCAAGATTCATCTATTCTAAAGATAAAATCAACTGATGCATCAATAACTGCATTAAGAGCTTATAATCTTATTCAGGACACTTCAATACATACACAAAAACTTTATGATACAATTCAAGATAGTTCTATTTTCAAAATTAAATCAACTGATGCTTCAATAACTGCATTAAGAGCTTATAATCTCATTCAAGACACATCAATTTATACACAAAAACTTTATGATACAATTCAAGATAGTTCTATTTTCAAGATAAAATCAACAGATGCTTCAGTAGTTGCATTAAGAGCTTATAATCTCATTCAAGACACATCAATTTATAATTTAGATCTTAATAGAAATGCATCATTTGGACTTTATGAAACTAAAACTAATTTAACGACTTATCAAACTATTCAAGATACCTCTTTATATCATGTGAATAATAGCTTACTATTAACTGATACTTCTCTTTACAATTTAGATATTGGACATGACGCTTCGTATTTAGCTAAAACTACAGACACTTTTACAGGCACTTTAACTATTGATGGGCAAACTAAGTTTAAAAACAATATTTCAATATATTCCACTGAAGAAACAGACAGAAGATTAACAATCAATCTGAATGAGGCTGATTGTGTTCGTATGTATCATTATGATGAAGGTGATACAGATTTTTATCCAATTAATATTGGTGGTTCATCTGCAACTACATCCGGACTGACTATTTTAGGAAATGGAGATGTAGAAATAAAAAATACTCTCATTTCAGATACTTTTGGTGATGCTGTTGATGGTTTAGCTCCTGCTTCAGGTGGTGGTACAACAAACTTTTTAAGAGCTGATGGAACCTGGGTACCAACAGCAGGTGGAGGAGGTGGAAGTCCTATTACAATATCAGGAACTCCACTCACAACTCAAGTTGCTTTTTGGACTGGAGCAGACTCTTCAACAATCACAGGAAGTGCTGATTTAACATGGGATGGAGGTACTTTACAAATTGATGGAGATTTAACTATTAATAGTGCCAGCCCAATTATTAATTTTATAGATACAGACACAGGTGCAGATACTGCAATTTCAGCTGAATCAGGAGTTGGTTCATTATTCTTACAAGCAGATATAAATAGTGAGGAGCTTAGTTCATTAATACAATTACAAGTTGATGGAGATGCAGTGGCCACATTTAATGGAGATTCAGAAAGTGGATTGGTGCAGTTTAATCAATATACAGATGATAATGCAATCCTTCATATTAATGCTACAGGAGAAATTGAAACAGATACTAATTTCACATGGAATGGAAATAAATTAAATGTCACAGGAGACACAAGTATTAATGGACAATTATTAGTTAGGGATGCTGCATTCCCACCATTTGAAGCAATTAGACCAACCGCCATAACGAATAGCATGACAGGTGCTATTAAATGTGCTCATGAAACTTCAGGAGATATGGCAGATGGATTTGGAGCAGGTTTATACTTTGGAATTAAAGATCCAGGTGCTGATAATAACATTGCTTATATTGGTGCTATAAGAGATGGAGCTGATACTGATAGTAAGTTAATATTAGGTACAAGAAAAGATGCAGTTTTTACAACTTGGTTGGATATTGATTCTGATGGAAGTGTTAATGTAGGTGGACTCTTAACTGCTGCCTCAGGTGATAGTGGTGAATGGAATGCAGCATATGTTCATTCAGAAATTGCAGGTGGAAATAGTGTTCATGTTAGTACAACAGAAAATACAAATTGGGATACTGCTTATACAAAATCTCATGATCGAAATCTTGATACGACATTAGCTTCTAATGCAGTTGCAAAAGATCATGGAACAGCAGCAACAGATCAAATAATAAACGTTTGTTATGGTACTGGTTCACCACCTACTGCTTCAACAACAACTGAAGGAACATTGTTCATAAAATATACAGCATAAAAAATGGGAGTAAATATAAACATAGGAGATAATTGGAAAGATCTAAGAGAATTAAAAATCAATATAGGTGATGTTTGGAAAACTGTTGAAGACATAAAAATAAACATTGGTGATACTTGGAAAGATGTTTACACATTTACTCCATGGTCTTTAACTTATGTTGAAACTGAAGATGATGGTGGAGTTTATCAAGGAGTAACATCTAATGATGATTATATTTTTGTTGCAACAGGACTTAATGGTTTAGTAAATTATACTTGTGATTCAGATGGTGCTTTAACTCATGTAGATACAGAACATTATTTTATTAATGGATCTTATATAGATGTTCATACAGAAAATGATTTTGTATTTGTAACTATCCAAGGCTCAGGAGTATCTCGCACAGTTGTAGCATGCTATGAATATGATGAAAATGGAATTTTAAATCTTCTAGATGAACATATAACGTTTGGCTGGACATATAAAGAAAATATAACTGGTGATGGTAATAAATTAATATTTACCTGTAATTTTTTTGGTTCGTTTGAATATGGATTTATACAAGTTTTAACCTATGATGTTGATGGCAATATTAGTGAATTAGTTAATCAACAATTTGATGAACGTTTATATGATATATTTCACCCAACAGATGCCCCTATATTATTTAGCGTAGGTGAAGATGGTCTAACAAGTTATTCTGTTAATCAAACTACTGGAGCACTTACTGTTGTAGATACAGGTTCAGTTTCAGGTATATTTTGTGCTATAAACGGAAATAATGATGGGTTGTTATATATTATGGAAGATGATGATGATGGTACAGGTCATGCTGTAATTTATAGTTATGATATAGATGGTAACTTAACATTTGAAGATAATTATGAATTAGATAGTATTAGTTATTGTTATGATATAGCACATACTGATGAATTTCTATTTTTTACAGATAAATATTACGTATACTGTTTTCGCTTAGATGAAAATAATGATTTAGTTTATGAATCTACAACTGGCCCACCACCAAGTGTTTTTGATCAATCATGTTGTCCAGTATTTCTTGATAATGTTTTTGTGGTTTCAGGGTTATCTGGAGGAATGCGAAGTTATACAATAGATTAAAAAATTGAATATATAATAAAATAAATTGAAAATAATGAATGTGAACTTATCAGAAGATGGATTATTTGCGAACTTATCAGAAGATGGATTAACTGCAAACTTTATAGGATATACAGGCGTATCAAAAGAATATATTGATGCTTATAATCTTATTCAGGATACTTCGATAGATGTTATCAACGCATATCAGTTAATACAAGATGCAAGTATTTATGCTTTTGGGTCAAATGATGTTACATTTGATTATGTTGATGGATCTATAGTTGCTGCTGTTTCTGCAGTTGACACAAGCTTAGTTGCATATACTGATGTTCTAATATCTTATACAGATGGATCTTTAGCTTTAAAGGCTGATCTTGCTTATGTTGATGCAAGTTTTTATTCAAGAGCTTACATTGATGGATCATTAGCAAATGCAGGTGATGTAACAAAAGATTATGTTGATGGATCTATAGCAAACTTTATTAAAGATTCTTCTTTTGATTCTGATAATTTTTATTGGAATGTAGATGTATTTGATGTAAGTACATT